ACTTGATTCTGTCTGGAAGGATACAATCCTCCACTGAGGATGGAGCGTATTGCTCCACCCACAAATAACTCTTAGCGATCATCAATTAAAAGTGGAGTCAGGTTCTACTGCAATGAAGTAAGTGATTGGACGTGAGTGAGATGTGAACTTAGCAAGGTTCTTAGAACTCACAGTGACGTCATAATCACCAGGAAGCATCTTCAGATTTTCAACCTTAAGATTGAACTGGAATACGTTATCAGTCTCACCAACCTCAATCTTGTATGAGTTAGAACCAGAGTTCTTCTTATCACGAACTGTCAGATATACCTCTGATCCGTTACCAATCAGTGACACATCAGGGATTTGAAGGACTGCTGCTGCCTTCTTGACTGTCTCTAGATGCTCTTCAGTAAGAACAACTTCAACATCTTCAGATGGAAGTGTGAGTTCTTTATCAGGTGGTGATGCAATGACTGATGGATCTGAATAACGATAGTCAATACTATTAGAACCATCAGAGATGGTGATTGAATTATCACCCAACTCAACCTCAGCACCTGGAATCAGGGAGAGACAGTTGAGGAACTGATTCAAGTCATAGATTGCAACATCACGTTCAAATGATTCAGTGATGTCTGCTTCAACGAGTATGTTCTTCATCACACTCATTGAACGCAATCTCTTACCTGCTTTGATGAGGATGGACTGGTTGATGGTACTGAGATTCTTCAGTACTTGAACTGTATCTTGTGATAAAAACATAATGTAGAGTTACTTGGTTTCATTATAACACTCTTTGCTGTCTCTATCAAGCTCAGCAATGAGAATGTCAATGTAATGTTTGGCTTTCAATAAGTCGTCTCTTCCATTCTTCATCTTCCAACGACTAATGTATTTGACGACATTGCCCTCACAAAAACCAAGCCCATTGCGTATGATGTACTCAACAGGCTGGATTGCGAAGTCATAATGTGTAGGTGTTCGCATCAAAAAGTAAATATAAAGTTGACTGGTGGAGGTGGTGAAACGTATTGATAACGTCTCTCAGTCCAACACCTTCTTACAGGTCCATAATAAGAGTCCATCCATTCACACCTTCTTACTCTTCCTTGTCCGTGATAGTGATGACCGTGATGTCTTTCTGGGTGGTAGTGATGTCTTGGGCGGCGGTGTGCTTCTGCTCTTTCTGGCAGGAGGCAGCTCAGACTCACTAACGACAATAAAGTCAGGTTTATAGTTCGTACCATTTTGGATTTCCTCAATGTGGTTTAGTTTTACCTGAGTTGTTTTGTAACCCAGTTCATCACAAAATTTCTTCCAATAGGTTTTGGCTTTTCTCTTAGCCTTTTCAGTGTCAACACCCTTAACATAGAAATAAGTCCAGCTTGTTACAGCTGGACTCTTCTTGTCGGATTGGAAGGTATATCCGATCTCAATTATCATGCAAGCTGGGCAGGTGGAACAAATTCTGATGTATCATAGTTCCACCAGGTGTCAAACTCAGAACGAAGATAGGCGGCATCCTCAAGGTAATGCTCATTGCCAGTCTTTTTATAATCAGAAACGAGTTTCTGCATCTGTTGATTCAAATCGTGAAGTGTGATGTCCATGATTAGTTTCTCCATAGTTCTTTGAGTGCCAACCCGACTTTGTTCTGAAGGTGTGTTCATAAACCTGAGGTGAATGAACACATTGTATCACTAATTGGGTGTTTCGTCAACACCATGTCCACCATTGATTGGTGCCTCAGGTCCAACCACTGGTTCCTCAACTTCAGGTTCAGGATCAGGACGAACATAAAGGATACCACGATGAAGCTGAAGCAACTCCTCGTGTTGTTGTAGTACCTCTGAGTCGTAATCTCCTTTGAGAATGGGCTCTTCTGCCGCATTCTTTACTATCTTAACTGCTTGGAGAAGGACTTCACGTCCACGCTCATCAATACGAAGTGTATATGTTGTCATAATAAAATTAAATCTTAATTATTTATCGCCCATGTTACGAAAGCGATTCTTTGCATTATTCCATGGATTAGTGTTATCATTCTTTTCATCAAACTTAATCACGTCAGGAGAGTTACCCTTGTAATAGTTGATAGCACGATCCAAGTCTTCTGCAATTTCAAACTGATCAAGATTGTTGGTTAGATAATCATTGAAGTCAATAACATCTTCTGGTTCATTAAGCATTGCCAACATCTTGTTGATTTTGACACTTTGAACCTTGTGATAGTCCTGCAACTCTTTGAGTTCATCACGAATTGCTTCAATAATGTCTGCTGGTGTGATATCTGGCTCAGAGAGGGCATCTCCAATGAAGTCCCTCAGAGACAATAGTAAGCGCTGTGCTGGAGTAGTCATGTTCTCAAGTTGTTATTTTGATTATATCAGTTAATTAGAGTTGTATCCAGCGATCATTGATGAGTGTCCACTCAACAACCTCACGTATTCTGTCACGAATGTTCTTAGGTTCCCATCCCATTCTGCTCATCTTTTTTCCTGAGAGAGCATATCTTAAGTCATGTCCAGGACGTGATGAGTGGAAGTCAACCATGTTATAGATGAGTTCCTTACCCTGAACATCAGCAATAATCTGAGCAAGTTGAAGGTTGTCAAGCTCTTCAGCACCAACAATGTTGAACTTAGGACAGGTGTCTTCAGTAACTTCTTCTTGTGATAAGAGAAAGAGAACTGCATCAGATACATCTTCTGCATGAATGTAATGACGTGAACCAGGAATTGTTTTAGACTCATCACAATGAATGGTGATTGGATCGCCATCTCTGATACGTTTGATACACATTGGTATAAACTTCTCAGGATGTTGACGTTGCCCAAACACATTCATTGTATGAGTAATGTAGACTGGTAGTCCATAAGTGTTCTCAAATGCAACTGCAAGTTCCTCTCCACCAGCCTTTGTTGCACTGTATGGGTTGGTTGAGTTATACCTGTCATACTCATCATAGTTGACACCAAAGGGAGCAGGTCCAAACACCTCATCTGTACTGAAGTATACAAACCTCTCAATGGAGTTAAGTCCACGTGCAAAATCAAGAATGTTACAGGTTGCAACAACATTATCCATAACAAACTCCATTGGATACTCAATGCTGCGATCAACGTGAGAACCAGCAGCAAGGTGGAGAATGTAATCAACCTTACCAATGTCAGCAGCAATCATTGGATTGATTGATGCCTTTAAGTCATGAAAGACAACCTTTACTCGAGAACGATTCTCATGAGTAAGGATGTCTTGTAGCCTGTTGAGGTTACCACTGAAGTCAAGACGATCAAGAGTAACAACCTCCCAGTCAGTGTGTTGTAAGATTTGAGAAATTAGGTGATGGGCAATGAAACCTGCGCCACCAGTGACAAGGACTCTTTTCATGTATTAACTCTTGTTGCTGGATAAGGAGAATGAACAACATCACCTCTGTTGCTCCTATAACAAGGAACATCATCAGGATCTAACCATTTGCAGTATTCAAAGTCTTCCATTGCTGTCAAGAGCTGCAAAGACGAATCACATTCATACATTTTGAACCAACGCTTTGTCAGTTCATTGTATTTCTCAATCCAACCACGATCTTTACTATCAGTCTCACAGAATCTGTAAGGAAATCGCTCCATTAAAATTTTCATCGAATGTAAGTGCCATCACGACACAATAGCGGAAAAGGTTTAACCATCAAGTACGATCGTACTTCTCTTGCCATTTTATCTTGTGATTCAGCGAGTGTAAAGTTAGAGTAAGCAATCACTCCACACATTGTAACGACAGACAAAGACATTGCACCCCAGAAGATGTAATACCATTTACTCTTCACTTGGTTTCTTACCTTCTCAATTCTGTTAGTGTCCATAGTACCTGTATCTCAAATGTATCACATACATTATAACATAAAAAAAGGAAGTGCTAAGCACCTCCTGTTTTCAATCAATTATAATCTTCATCATCCCATTCCCATGTCCATTCCTCATTCACATTCAACATATAATATGATTCATAAAACATATCAGCATCAAGTCCATCTAATCCAAGGTGATTAGCAAAATCCTCAACATCAGTAACAGGAAACGCTTCAGAACAGGTGGGGTTCATTGTTTTTCGTAAGAGTATGGTTATTTAGAGAGTTTTACGTATTACATTTGAATGTTCTTGAGTGTGGTGATAACATCATCAATACGTCCACAATCAATTGCCCAATTGGCTACTATGGTTGCTTCACCATCCTCAATTGCTTGACTCATTACTGCTTCATGGAAACCTAACAACTCAGTGAGAATGGTAATTGCCACCTGCATTCCTACTTCAGGCTCTTCTTGAAATACTGGCTTACAAATGTTCATAACCACATCACCTTCATTCTTAGTTTTATCATTCTCATTGAGAAGATCTGAGATAGAATTGATTTTACTGAAATCCAAATGAACCTCTTTGATTTGATGAATTTATTCTATCATATGGAGAGGACAGAAATAACCATTGTTGCATTTGTTTACATGGTTTACATTCACCTGATTATGGTATAGAATAGATTCAGTTATTCAAATCAAATGAAATCCATCCAACTCAATGAGAATCTTCGTTACATCCAATTGAATGATGAGAAGGGTGACTTTGGCGTGTTATTAATCCATACAGATTCTACCGTACATTATACCATTCAGATTGAATCACGTGAAGAATTGAAAGCAGCAATTGAGAGTTTTCAACAGAACCCTGTTGGTACACTGGTGTGAGAAAACCACACCTTCTCTTATTGTAACGTAATTGCGGCGCTTATTCAAGCGCTTAGCAATACCTCTGTTTGCTGTTATAATTGTAGTGATACTATTATAGGTTACAGTGTACAAACAAATAGATGATTTACCTTATTCAGTATCTAATACTGGTGAGGTAAGAAATAATAGAACAGGTAAGGTATTGAAACCATACAGTGGTGTTTCTAAATCAGCAACGTATACTTTTTGTGTTGATTTATCT